GATTTTAACAATTTGCGTTTTTGCACCATTTTTGCCATGGTACCTTCTTCAACGCCTAACGTTGTAGCCAATTGTTTACGTGCTAACATGTTATTTTCTAAAACATCGCCTTGTGAATCCATGATTTGTTTCATGATGTCGGCTTGTTTATTCATGTCGCCTTGAATAGTAGCTTGTCTATATAAATTAGTTAAACTTTCACCTTGATTGTTGACTAAACGCTTTCCCGATAATAATTGATATTCTAATTCATTGCCAACACTAGATTCAATATTTAATAACTCATTGCCCGTTTTAGCCATTTGGTCCATGGATAAACCTAATGCTTTAGATTTCATTACTGCCAATCCTAAAGTTTTTGGCATTTTGCTATATTGCAATGAAGTTTCAGAACCAGCAGCTGCAATTTCTGCATCAATTGTACGTTGAACTCCTTTAAGTCCTGTAAGTTTTTCTATTGCTTTTGCTTCATTTGCACGTAAAACCAATTGTTTTTCTAATTGTTCTGCAGTAACTTTACCAGTACTGGCAACGTCTCGGGATGCAATTCCGGCGTTCATATCCATGATTGCTTCTGCAGCTTCTTCTGATACCCCAACAATATCCGTTAAATAACGTTGTTGTTTAATCAGTGATTGATTAAATTGGTTACCGCCTTTATCAGATACAATAAATCCGTTAGTTAAATTTCCTAGTTGTTTAATATATTTTTCTGTTTCTTCGCGACCAAAATTCAAATCGATTGATAATTTATCAATTGCAAATCCCATATCTTGGGCAGCATCTTCAGTAATTCCATAAGATTTAATTAATTCATTATTTCTTGCAAAAACTTTAGTAATTTGTTCTACATTATCTAAAAATCCTTTATTTAAACCTTGTAACGTTCCAGTTAATTTATTAATACCGGTTGCTAAATTAGCAGAATCCGTTTGCATTGATAACATTGCTTGGGACTGCAGTTTAAATATATCAGTTATACTACCAACTTGAGATTCTAAATTTGAATATGCGCTAGATAAATCAGTTGTAAGTTGACCTGCAGCTTCGCTTATTTTTTTAGGCATACCTAAACGAGGCTGTTGTTTAAGACGTTTAATTGTATGTAAGTGAGAGTTATGCATATATCAATAAATATCGTTAATTACTTTTTTGAAGTCACGGGGCCGCGAGATACGTTACTTGTCGGTTTCGGATCTGGTTGCAATTTTTCATTGACTTTATTGATCCAAAATTTTCTTAAAAATATTGGCATTGTATAAACAGTATTCCAATCCCATCGGCCTTCGCCTGCCCAAATTAAATCAAACAATATGTTATGTAATGCTTTTCGATCGGATGCATTAAAACCAAAAAAAGTTTGATCCAATTTGAAATTTAGATTTGAAGGTGCCTCCCTGTTCACCTTCGAATTCCAATTCTAAATTTACTCCCGGTGTATTTGCTTGAACAAATTCTCGAAAACGTTTTGCATCTCGTGCTAAAAATTCATAGCGAATAAAATTTTCAATGTCTGTTGTTGATCTTGATGCGTTAATTTGTTTGATTAAACCTTGTAATGCACTAGAAATAGTTCGGTCATCGGTAATTTTTTTTGATTCTCGATTAGTTAAAAATGAAAATTTAAGTGTAAACTTATCATTTACTTGATAATCAAATTCTCCATTTTGATCGGCTTGTAATTCAAATGGTAAAAAGGTTAATTTGGTTAAATCAGCAGTTCGCTCATATGTTTTGCCAGTTTCTGGATCTGTTACTTGTACGGGATATTCCGGACCATATGATAAAATACGAGCTTGAATAATTAATGCATCTTTATCTGCTTGTGCAATCGTGTCTGCATCAATTCCTGGCGTAATAATCAAACTTTCAATCAATTTATCTAAAACAATACCTTCTCGTATATATGATAAATTAGTTAAAATATCTTCATCATATGCTGTCATGTATCGCATTTCAAGTTGTCCGCTTCGCAATGGATGTGATTCGGGATAAATTTTACCTGCCGATGGCAATGAAATTATTTCTGTTGGAATTGTATTGCGCTTGGTTTGTTCATATTGTTGCTTAGCAAGTGCAATGATGTCTTGATTTGTTACTGATTTCATTAATATCCTTTATAACTTTATTATAAATATGTATGAACAAGAAAAATGGGGCTGTTATGCCCCATAAATCATTAATATTAGAAACTTAAGAATGCCCAATCGTAACGAAGAGTTAATTCAATAGTAACTACATCTTCCGTTGACCAATCCAATGATCCAAAGTTTGCATCAACAATATATGTTCCGTTTAAGATCCATTCTTCAATTACTTCACCTAATGGAGAAAGTTGTTTCAATCTTACTTCTTTTTTATAAAATGAAGAATATCCATCGCGACCTGTTGCTGATTCATGATGTAAACGAATCCATTCCATTACTGCCTGTGCACCTGATGGAACAATTGCATCATAAAGTGATACTGAAATTGTATTCCAAACAGATTTACCTTTAACATAACGTTGTACGTTAATATGATCTAAAGTAATTTCTCCGTTTGCAATACTAGGTTTTGCTGATGCTTTAATTAAATATGCAGGAACATCGCCAATTGACATGATAAATTGATGTTGTTTTTTTGGTTCCCATGAAAATGCATTACTATAAAATCCTGCCGGGTTTTCACCAGCATAATCCGTTAAGTTGCCATTTACTTGATCTTGTAGTGCCATGTTTTATCCTATTGTATTTTCTTATAAATATAAGTACAGTAAAAAAGGTAGAACTTTCATCCTACCTTTTAAACTATTTTTTACTACTGCGTAAATGTCGCACCCGTTGATTGAATATTGAAATCTAAAACAATAAATTCTGCAGTTCTGGTTGGTTGCAAAAATAATTGTCCGTATAAAATATTTCTATCAATTAAATCTGGTGTATTATTTGAAGCATCCATTACCACACGGAAAACTGACAATCCTTGTTGTGCTCTTACTTGTTCTAAATAAGGATTAACAATTGCCAAGAATCTGTCTCGTGTCTGCGATGTATTTTGTTCAAATACCAAATAACGAGTTGATGATGCAATAAATTTCTTGATTGTAATCAATAATCGACGTACATTTACGCGGTCTAATGCACTTGGAAGAGACTGTAGTGTCTTTTGACCCCAAATCACTATACCTTCGTTAGGGAAGTTCGCAATAGGATTAACGCGAGCTTCATACAATGTATCTCGATCTGCTTGTGCTAAAGATTGATATGTATCAATTACAGAATTTAAACTACCACGATTCAAACCAGCTGGTGCATACCATGGAGCTGCAACTGCATCATTGAATGCTAATGCGCCTGGAACAACAACTGAAGGTGGTACCCAAATTGGAACATTCTTGCTAGGATTAACAATTCGCACCCATGGCCAATATGTTGCAGTATAATTATCATCAATATTTTGTACTTGTGATGTTACGGTTGATATTGAATCAGTTAATGCATTTGAATCCATTACATAGAATGTATCTTGACGAGTTGTAGCCAAATCTCTAGCTGCAGTTGTTACCGCAGAATGTAAACTATCAATAACACCTGGAGTAAGCAACATGTTGATATCATAATAATCTGTATTGCTTAGCAATGTAAATGCTTTATTATAAGCTTTCGTACCCGTACTAGTTGAAGTTGAACAATCAAATCCAAATGTATTTGTAGAAGCAATATTGGTTCCAGAATATTTAGGTAAATTTGGACGAGTACCATCAAATCCGCCTTGGAATGGCATAATGAATTTTCTAGTAGTTAAAGCAACATTAGTTGTAAATGTAGACCCCGTCAATGCTGCTTGCAATGAACCACTATATGCAGCGGTTAATGAAGGAAATCCTGCTTGTCCATCTTGATTTACATCACCTAAATAAAAATCTGAATTGCTACCAGTATTTGAACCTGATGTTGGAATTGGAGCTAAATAATTAATATTGTTTTGTGCGGTAAAATCAAATCCTAAATAATTCTTTGAACTATATTCAGATGAAACAACTTGCGATGTTTTATATGTTGCTGCAGATAAATTCAATGTACCAGATACCATTGGTATTGGTGAATTAACAGCACGGAATCCAAATGGTACTAATGTTTTATCAATAGTTGAATTTGAAACTGCATCTGCTACTTCAACTCGAATATATTGTGAATTGTTTGGATAATCGCCATTTACAAAAAGTTGTCCATTATCATTTACTGTTTGATAACGATCTCCAATTATTCTTGCAATATATCTAGATGAATTTGGATTCAAATTGACATTAGTAAATGTTTCTACAACATCAGGAACTTTGTCGGTATCTTGAGATGAATATGGAGAATTTGGAATACCTGGTGTAGGTGATAATGAATTTACTCTACGAATTTCTACCGTAAAGGCTCCGTATCCTGCAGGATCGCCAGTTTCGGTTGATAATCTAATATCTCGGATACCAATCTTTGTTTCATAATTTACTGATGTGCCATGTGACAATGTATGAAACTTAAATAAATTTTTAGTAAGCGAACCAATTTTTTGTGATGTTATCCACGGTGTTGATGCTACATTGTAATCTTGTAAAAATTCATAATTTGAAATTTTTTCTAATGATATTGTAACATTAGCTAAATTTGCAAACAATGATGATGCAGCAAGATTTTCATATTGCACGTATACTGGATAATCTGTTGATTTAGGAGATGTTCCAAATACTTTTGAAATATAATTGTTTGCTGTAGATACAATTGATGCCGATATTGGTGTTGTTTCACTTACTAAGAATGAACCACCAAATCCAATTGCACTTGCATCATTTCCGGTTGCTACTGCATATGAACCAGAAACTGTAATTGCAAATGACCCTGAAGTACTAGATGCTATTACTGAATCTTCGAATACATTAGTTGCACCCGTTGTAGTTACTGCTTGAACTGGATGTAATATGTGTGTTACAACTTTTGTTGAACCTGATTGTGCAACGACTGCCAATCCACCATTAGTTAGATAATACCCATCTTCATACAATAAACGTGTTACGGTAATTACGTTACCATTACGTAAATAATCTTGAACTACATATGGAACATATGAATCATCTGTAAATGATCCAAATTGTGCCGTAAACTGTCCAAATGATGTAATTTGTGTAGGAACTAAAGCAGGCCCTTTGGTTGTTGGTCCTACAATTGCTGCTCCTATTTGCGCAATAGCTCCGGGTAAAAACGATTGATCAATTTCATTCGTAAATACACCAGGAGAAACTATTCCGGCGCCTATTTGTCTTTCTGCCATTTATACTCCTATGATTTTTTTTTATAAATATGAATCCACGAACTCAAACCTTATGTGGTTGGAGTAAATGTTCCAGATTGAATATTGATTTCGCCTTCGCCGTAGCGTTCGCGCATTTTGTCTAATAATTCAGATTCTTGTTTACGCAAATCATAAAATGTATTCATGCAACGAGCTTGTTCGTTTTGTAACATTTCTAATCGTTGTTGCATTACGGTGATTTCAATTGCTAAGTTTCCTAATTCTAAAGCATTGCTATTATAAGAATTTCGCAACTCCATAATTTCATCTAAGTGCTCTTTATCTAGTTTTCGAGTCATGGTAACCTTTTCTTGATATTATAATAAAAACGTTTGAATTATCCAAAAATTTTATTTATAATATTGTCCAGTCATGAGATGGTTTGAATTTCATAATCCATTCTGTTCCGCCATCGTAGTGATAACAATGTCCTAGCAATCTAACATAATCCGTAGTTGGACTAGTAGTTGACATAACTGTGCCATTGCCCTCCCTTATATATACTGGTAATCCGAAGTTAGCACCTTGTACTTGTGGGTATCCTGCACCCGTTGTTACTATAATATCTCCTTCTAATATTACCGTGCCCATATATGACATAGGGTCATACATTTGGCAAATACCTAACATTTTTGTTGAAGATGTAGTTGTTTGATCTACTTGATACCATATGCCATCGGTATCTAAAAATACCAAATCATTTACTTGAACTGAAACGTCAAACTCAGCATCATTTAAAGCAAATCCACCATATCCAATATTAGTTATCAATGCATTTCTTGTAGCTCCAGAAATGGTTTCATTTAAATACAAACGAGAATCAATTGTTTTTGCAATACCATTCCAATTAAATACTCCATTTCCGGTTCCGTCTAATAAATCACGCGTTCCAAAATCTAAACTACCAGAACCGGTTTGCGAATCATGTAATTTTCTAGTATAATTTGCATCATCGACGGTTATTGCAGCAAATGGACCAGTAAATCCATCTCCATTTCCTTGTACTTTAAATGAACCACTTAAAATAGTCGGGCCTTGATTTATTAAAGTTGCAGATCCGGTTATGAGCAAC